TTGTAAGAGATTGTAAGAGATTGTAAGAGATTGTAAGATGTCTAAACGACAGAAAGAGATAGCTGCCGCTTATGCTAAGAAAGCTGGATTGAAAGTGATTGGCGCTCCTAAGAAAGTGAGCGGCTATGGTACCTACTATCCTAAACCAGCTTATAAGAAAAGAGCTGTTCGAGGATATGGCGGTTACGGGCAAGATATTGGATCTCGCCTCGGTGGTTTTGTTGGTAATGCTGCTGAAGACTTGTTAGGTGGCTTTGGCAAAGCTCTTGGCTTTGGTGATTATGCTAAAGCTGGATTTGCCGTTAAGAAGAATTCTCTCCTCAACGGTGGTAATGATCCTCCCGTTGTTCGTAATGCTAAAGACGGACGCTTTATCCTACGCCATCGTGAGTATATCCAGGATATTATTACTGGAGCTGCTGGAGCTTTCTCAGTCCAGAATCTACCAATAAATCCTGGTATTCAAAGAACATTCCCTTGGTTAGCTGAAGTTGCTCAAGCATTCGAACAATACAGACTCCGTGGAATGTTATTTGAATTTAAGAGTACATCTGGTGATGCTTTGAACTCTACTAATACTGCCCTTGGTTCTATTATTATGGCTACTGAATATGATTCTTCTCGCCCTCTGTTTACCAGTAAACAGCAAATGGAAAATCACCAATTTGCATCCTCAGCCCGTCAATCATGTTCGATGCTCCACCCTATTGAGTGTGATCGTAGTCAGACTCCTATAACTGATTTGTATATTCGAACTGGATTGCCTTCAGATTCATCTGATAATGATACTGATCTTCGTATGTCAGATTGGGGTAATTTCCAAATTGCTACTACTGGTCAGCAAGCTGCTAGTGTAAACATTGGCGAGCTTTGGGTTACTTATGAGATTGAATTATTGAAACCTTGTATTAATGAAGTCGGCCCTGTTCAGTTGTCTTCATTCTATTTTAGTAATGATGGTACTTTTACTGCTGGTAATTATTTTGGTACTCCTGGTACCTCTATTAAATCTAATACAGGAAATGCTATTCAAATGGATTTATCTGTTGGTAATATTATTAGATTTCCTAAAGGTACTTATGGTACTTATTTATTGGCTATGGAATGGGTTGGAACTGCTAATGCTTTATCCGTTCTTCCCACTTTTGCTGGTTCCGCTATCACTGAAGGTGTTACTCTTGGAACTGCCATTAGTCCGTTTACAACTATCTTTGCTCCGGCTAATGGTGAAACTTGTACTAAGTTAGTCGCTGTATTACTTGTAAGTTGTTTTGGTCAAACTAATACTGGTGCTGGTCCTGGTATTGTTGTAAGTGGTGGTGTATTACCTAATACTCCTACCACTGCGAAGTTGTATGTTACTTCTGTTATGGATGGTTTGATTAATGCTAATAATCCTCCTCTTCCTGAGGAGATTGATGTTAACGAAATCACTGATGATGATTTTAAAGAGTTTATACAATCCAACTTACAAGACTTACGCTTTAAATTCTTACAAGAAAAAGATGAGAAAGATAAGGCTAAAGCACTAGAAGAAACTTCTAAACCTTCGAACGCCGTCGAAGAAAAGAAGAAACTTGACAATATGAGTCAAGAAGAATTGTTAGAACTTTATTTAAAAATGAAAGCTAAACGCGAAGGTAAAAACCCCGCATAAATGCGGGGTTTACCTCGCGGGGGTTTTTTATAAAAACTAAATTTAATCATCCTAGATGAATATATTTTAAACTGTAAATTTTTATATGTATATAAAATATTTAATTTTTTTTAGGCGGCAGGTATGCCTGTAACACTGAAAAAAAATTAAATTGTTCGTTCGTTCGCGCTTTGCGCTCACTCACTCAATTAAATAAAATATATATCCTATATATATTTTTTTATAGACGAGTTGGATCAGTTGGATCAGAATAGAACAACTCGGTTTGTAGTAAGTGATATGTTTGATGTGTTTGTATGGCTCACCGTTGGATCAGCATGGATCAAAATATGTATAGACAACTAGCAGTAGTTCTAGTTTGTGACTTGAAAGGTTACGAACTCCAGCGCTCTGCGCTGAGTTCTACTTAAGCAGTAGCATCAAAGATGCATGTTTGTTGTTAATTTATACTATATTTAGTGTAGTATAAGTTTTGAGACTATGATTTCCTAGGAGGTGTTATGAGTGCAGGAAAAGCTAATTTATAATTAGTTTCTGGTTTTGGTGGATTTTTAAGATCCTCTATCTGTTTTTTTAATGCTTCTACCTCAAATCTTGCCTTCTCTAATTCTATCTGCTCATATGTCTTACCTAAATTGAATGATGGAATATCTGGAACTACTGGAATATTAGGAGTATCGTCATACTCCTCCAACCAATTATCTGAAATTGTCCAGAGTTTCCATCTATCATCACCAAGTAAAGACAAATCTGGCTTCTCATTAGTGAAGACAACTATTATCGGATTATGATGAAATATATATTTCTTAGCTTTATTTCTCCAATCATAAACCATCCCACTCTTAATAGTCTCTAAAGCTGAATACATACCCTGTAATTTAAGTTTGGGCATTGCTCTTGGCATATCTATGAATATTGTCCAAAGTTTTTGGTAATTAGGTGTACCATATGGAGCACTATCCTCCATCATACCGTGTACAAATCCTAAAACTTTCTCAAAATCAGGATATGGTGGTACTATAATTGCATTATCTGTGAGAGTAAAGTATTGTGTTGCGTGAGTCTTGCCTAAATTAGGCTGGGCTATTACAACATTGATCCCTCGCATATCAAATATCTTCATTATTATTTGTATTTGTTTTTGGAAAGGCTTTAACACTATATCTTGAAACCTGGGTGGTAACGGAACATCCTTATCTGTCCACGGCCCTTGAACCTTTGTATCTGCCTTCATAACATAAATGAAGCTGTTTTTGTTAACTGATGCCGTTGGTGATAAATGTATCCATTGCCACTCACATTCCTTCGCTAATGTATATAACCTTTGTTTTGATATTAATGTAAGTCTACCTTGATAATGAAGAATACCTGACTCTGCTCCCTTCTCAATCTGAAATACCCACTTCTTGGCTCGCTCTCTTAACCAATTCTTGAGCTGCTCTACAGATACTGTTACCCCTGGTGTTTTTGTTTTTTCTGATGCTACTACATCAAGTGTGAAGTCAAAACAGTATAACTGTACGTTGTCTGCCATTTTTGATCCAATTGATCCAAGTTTTTTTGGATCTAAGATTTTTTTTTATTTTTTATTTTTATAATAAAAGTTGAAAGATGGATAATAGATTATATATGAATGATTACTATTACCATGGATATGGTGTATATTATTTAGAATATGATGATTTTTATTGGTATTAATAAAATTGAAGTTTAAAATATAAATTTATTTCTTATAAAAGACTTTTGTAAGAGATTGTAAGAGATTGTAAGAGATTGTAAGATGTCTAAACGACAGAAAG